GTTCCAGATTTCACTATGATTGCAACAATCAATGCGGTCAAAATGGTTGGAGCAAATCCAGTCATCGCAGATGTGGACGGACGAACCTATACCTTGACACGAGAGCTCGTAAAGCGATACCGAACACCTGCGACCAAGTGCGTCCTATTTGTGTCGCTTAACAACCGCCAGATAGATCTGGAGGATATCGCGCAGTACTGCCAAACGACTGGATTGTGCCTGGTCGAAGACGCTGCACAGTCGTTGGGGGCAACGGCGAATGGGAAGCACTTCGGAACCTTTGGTTGCGCCGGTTGTTTTTCGCTGAGTACTCCAAAAATTATCAGTACGGGGCAGGGTGGATTCGTGACAACAAATGACGACAGTCTAGCGTCGAAAATGACGATGATCAAGAACTTTGGACGGAAGACGGGTGGCGTTGATAATTTCGAGCTTTTCGGACTCAACCTGAAGTTCACAGATATACAGGCTGTGATTGGCATTGAGCAGATGAAGAAACTACCGGAACGCGTAGTGTTTATGCGTAATCTGTATCAGTCCTACTTTACCGAGATTGAAAAGATACCAGGGGTGCGAATGATTCCTCGGGCAGACGAGAATTACGTTCCGTGGTTCGTAGATATATACACCGAAAAGCGCGATGAACTAGCCGACTTTCTAAAGAAACATAACATCCAAACAAGACCTACCTATCCATCAATTCACACTACGCCCATGTATGCAAGTAACGAGACATTTCCGAATGCGTCATATGTCTCGCAGAAGGGTCTATTTCTTCCAACACATACTCTGCTTACACAGGTGGAGGTGCGCCATATCTGTAAGCTAATTGCGTGTTTTTTCGGTCAGGGTGCTATATGAATCGAATGTTACGGTAGAAGATTTCACAGCCTGGTTCGTGAGATTTAGAGTGTTCTCGTCCCTTAAATACGATACTTTCATCTCCGGGTCCCAAATCATAGCTGTATTTTTCTTCAGGGAGCTTACGACGAATCGTGCCAGCGTGGGGGTTCACAAATCCCGACTCTGTCCATGTCTCCTCCCACTTTGCTGCAAAGTGTGCCTTTGCCCTTACATTGTCCCAGGACGTTGGATCGTTCTTAATGTAAGATATACTTCTTTCTTCGTATATAGCTATATTTGCTTCGCAGATTCGTCTCATCATATCACAGTCCTCATATTCCCCACGGACATATCGTTCGTCAAAAAATCCTATCCTACGAATTAGCTCCTTTCGGAAGCCAAAAAATGCGAATGAATACAGAGCGACGAGTCCATATCCTTCATTGAGAAGACCTAACATGCGGGTTATATCTGAATGTATTGGTCGAACCTTACGAGAGCATATGATAACAATTTCAGATTTTGCAGCTATGATTGTATCGTTGCATATTTTGGAGAACGAAGGATAGTTTGGTGCATGGAATATTTCGCTCATAAACGGACGAATACTTTCCTGAACCGGACGTCCTAACTCTACATCGTGCGTTATAATCATGATCGATACACCATCCATTTATAAATTACTAATTACATCTAAAATAGAAGGAGGTACGGGTGAATTCCATCGTGGAGGGGTTTCCGGAAGGCTATGACAGAAGTGATGTACGAATTTATAATGAAAAATATCAGGACTTAGCCAGATGCGAGTATTGAATCCAATCATCAGATTATCCCACGAGTAGCCGCGAATATAAATATCGCGGAGTACAGATGCCCGGCTGCGCATCCGCAGAATAGGGATGCCGGCATCGGGGGGAGAATATGATACAATCGGTCTATCTCCTCCGAACATAACGTAGTACTCGTGGAGAACTGTTTTATAATCGTCCGTTGTTTCGATCATATGGAGTCCTAGGTTATAGGAAGAAAATCCCGCCCAGTCGTAGTAAGTCTGAAGACCGTCTAGCGTTCCCACCTCGCCAAATTCCAAGGAGCGCGAAAGCTGAGACAAGTACGGTTCAAACTGCCACGAGGTTTTGTAGTAATCACCGTCTGATATCTCGCCGACACCAAGCCCGATATCATACGTACCCCCAGGAAACGGCTTCCACGCCTTCTTCTCAATAAACTCAATGGCTTCTTCAGGGGTGTTCTTAATGTTTAACCTCCGTACATCGTCATCCCCATTGCACGCCTCGGTAAAGTAACCTGCAAATGGGATCCACACACTGGGGTTCAGCTTATCGATATGTTTCTTAATTTTGAGAAGGAACGACCGCCTTTTTGAATTTACGAGTTCAATGACTCGCTCCTTACCGTATAGCTCTTCGTAGAGACAAGGATACGCAGATGCCCCAGATGCAAAGTCGTTCAGAAGGACATCGCACGAAGCAGGTAGGTCTTCGGGATTACAACAATCAACCAGATTGACTATACGATGCCCCTTGTATTCAAACAGTAGGTACGTGTCGAGGTTCGGAACCAGTGTATCAGCAACGATCATGAAATGCACAGAATCTGCTGGATGTATCCATGTTTTCAAGCCTACCACAGTTATGTTCGTGAAGCCAATCTTCAGAAAATCATTTTTAAAGACAGGAGTGGATAGGTTTCCTACGTATATCCGGATATCTGGATTTAGTTTAAACACTTCGTAAAGAGTCGGCAGATTGAGGTGGTCCGGATGAGAGTGTGAGATATAAATGGCATCTGCAGATGCAATTCGCTGGATTGAATTCAGCGGAGGTTCGTGGAGTGACCACCATCCCCTACTAAATGCAGGACCCAGTATCCATGGATCGGTAATAAGCCTAAAGGTTCCCGCCTTTATTTCCACGCATGCGTGCGACAAATAGGTTATCGTAAGCTCACCTGGTAGGAGTGTCGCTTTCGTAGGGGTTAGCCACTCAATCCTCTGGTCGATTAAGATCTCGACGCTTCCATCTGCCTGACGGCATGTTTCGAGGCGCTGCTGGGTTAAGCATGAGGGCGGAGACGTGTATTCCAGCGTTTTGGCGTTAAGTTTCCATCCATGACGAGTACATCTTAATGTATTGACCTCTTCAATATCCTGCATAAAAATGCCGCCATTGTGCTTACAATGATTTTTAGATACAATCATGGACTCTCCGTCTTTGAATATGATAAATCGGAGGTCGTCCTTTTTTATAAAGTTTATACCTGGGACCAACCTATCAAGATCTGATGGTGTCAAAATGTATCTGACCATCTCTTAACGCTTATAGTGTCATAGACTTAAATCTTTTACCAACTGCCCCCACTTCTGCATAGATATAGCCGTAGAGTATTTCCCAATATAGTAGTCGCGTGGCGAGAACAGCTGAGGATTCTGGAGAACATACCGTATCTTCTGTGGAAACTCATCGTCGTTTTCTGCGATGACACCCCACTGGATATCGGCCTTATCGTCCAGGTAGCGACTGAGAGGACGAGATACCATCGGAACGTTGCATGCGCCGATTTCAATCCCAGAAATGTGTTCTTCCTCGTTCCCCGACGTACAAATAGCGCATACAGACGAGTTTATCAGTGCTCGGACTACGAGCGCAGAGACTTTATTGAAGATCCGGACACGATGGCGATGCTCCGGTGGAATTTTTGCTAGAGTCGTGTCGTCCTTCATCACCAAGCAGAAGTTCATCTCTGGCATTTTGCGAATAATATCTAGAACACGGTGAAACCCCTTTTTTTCAATGGAGGAGTCTCCGATGAAAATAATAGAATTCGGTAGTACGGCTGGGTACCTTTCGGGCATAGGGCGAAAGAATGTGAAGTCTGCACCGTTCTGGATAATTTCTACTCGCTTGGGGTTGATTCGGTCCTTGTAGGCGTTATACGTGAATTTTGACGGAAACACCACGACATCGCACGAATTTATAACCTCTGTCTGCATCGGGTTATTCATCGTGTCCTGGATCAGACAAAAGGTTGGAATATCAATATTTAGCTTCCTGAAGTAAGACCCATTGCGTATGATATACTTGGGCTTCTCTTCTGCAGTCCTGTATTCATATTCAATTTTATCCGCCAGGATTGCATAGTTGGTATATCCCCCCGTCCGGTCTTCAAGACCAGGTATTGAGCTAAGCATGTTGTGCCATAGTGTCAGTGTGCCCGGTATGCAGGTTAGACAATCATTTACCAACCAGCCCTTCATTTTCTTTATTTACGCGCTAATGTGTGTAAGTATATATAATGGATCACCACGCCCCTGTAATCGGTATGCTTGCATCTATCTACAAGCCGAAGGTATACGTCGAACTGGGATTACACGTGGGAGAGACATTCGTCAAGGTTCAGCCCCATGCGGGGAAACTATACGGAGTCGACATAAGTCAGAACACCTACCTAGAGTCTCTCAAGCGCTTTCAGAACGTCAATATTCACTACTGCACGACAGATTTGTTCTTTGACAACTTCTCAGAAAAGATAGATATGGCGTTTATCGATGCAGATCACTGTATTGAGAGTGCGAAGCGGGACTTTGATAAAGTCTTGTCACGACTGAGTCCTGGAGGGATCATACTTCTTCACGATACTGATCCAGAAACCGATGATCTCATTCGTCCTGACCGCTGCGGTGATTCATACAAGATTGTGACCATGCTTGAAGACAATCCTGAACTCAATATACTAACTCTGCCTCTAACGAATGCTGGTCTTTCCATTGTCACCAAGAAGAACGAAACTCGGACAGCACGTCGTCATCTACTCTCCAAAGCGTAGTTCTATATTTTTCTGTATAGTTTCGTCAGATAGTGTGGATGTCTCCGAAGTGGTCGCATAGTTTGCATCGTAGTAATACAGGACTTTATCAATCCGGACCTGTGTTTTTATATCTAAACATGCCCGTTTCACCCAGTCCAAATCTTCACAGTTCTGCATATCGCGAAAGTGGTGATTCTTTGCAATCGAGCTCTTATACACCATTGTATGAGCTGGTTTGCCCCGCCACTCATTTCCTCCCAATATATCACCGTATTCAAACTCGATGCCGTACTTGCATAGCTTAAGCGGTCCTCCGTCTATACAACATATAGAGTTGAAGACTACGCAATCTACTCCCGGATTGTTATCAAGTGCAGAGATGATCTCAGAGATGTAGTCATCTGAAATACGATCGTCATCATCAATGAAAACAACGTACTCTCCCTGTACAAGTCCTAGCATCTCATCGCGCTTTTTACCAATAGTTCGCTTCTTGTTATCAAAAAACGAGATCAACTCAATGTTTCGGTACTGACTCGTCTGATCTAATAGTTGTTTCATGAGACGCGGATAGTACGTAGTCAAACGACTAGGTACTGTCGGAACGAGAATCGTAAGCTTTATACTCATTGTTTTATATGCCAGACAACCTTACACATAAATATTTATTCAGATGTATCGCGCATCTCTCCCTGCTGAAAGTGATACACTACGCTATCAAACGCCGTCCAATGTGTGACTCCGATTGTCTGGAGCTTTGCCATAAACACTCTGTCACCTGGCATACAATATTCATTTTGTTTTGCATAGCGAGGATTGAAGATATCCGATCCAGGAATGATATTTCCTTCGGGGTAGTAGTTAATTTTTTCAAGATGAGATTTCTTAATGAGGCATGGCATAAAAAGACCGCCGGGTAGAAGGTTATTGTTTGAGATCCGTGCAGCATACTTCAAGAACTCTCCCTCTTGGTAATCAGCAGGTACATTACCAAAATCACGTTCAATGCCATACGTTCCGCTACGTAGTACCCCCCTCTCGACTAGCCGAGAATTGATGATTTTGGTGTCATCAATCTTGTTCATCAGGTTCTCAAGCCATCCAGGAGAAAATGCCATGTCGCTGTTAAGGAAAACAATGTATTCGCCCTTTGCTACTTTAGAGGCCGCATTGTATCCGCGATATACGTTGTTGATGTACCACTCCTGGCGCTGTTCGGGAGTGTTGTTATGGATGTAGTGGGGGATATTGTGTTCCTTCAGATAGTTCAAAACCGCCGGACAAGCATCGTTGGCGACAAAGTAGAACTCCTTATCAGTCATATCGGTGTACTTCAATACCTGGTCATAGACAAAGCGCAGCCACCGGGTACTCTTGTAAATTAGGCAGGCGATAGAAACCTTTACCATTTATATGACCAATCCAACTCTGTCTAAACATATTAGTTGAACCGATACACATCCTTGTACTTCTCTGGATCTGCTCGCAAACGACGTAGCTTGTCCTTCTCTTTATCGTGTGGATCCCCTGGGCGTGCTACAAAGAGCGCCTTGACACGCTTGTTCGTATCGCTTTGGTTTTCGCTAAGGTATGAGATAGTCACGAAAATCCGAGAAGCATCGGGTGGGCACTCTGCAGATACTGGATTTCCGTGCCAGGCATAATCATTGCACGTAAAGATAACAGCCCGATTAAAGTTGGGCGCAATGGATTCTACCTTCTCATAGATACGAGGAAACTCTGTTCCTACGCTGTCTCCTCGCCACGCTTCAAGTTGGCAGCCATACTCTTCCTTCCAGTTCTTACTTAGATACAGACCAAGCGTTAGCTGTTTCTTCTGATGCGTGGTTGGATGGAGCCCAGCATCCACATGAATATCCAACTTGTCTCCGGTCTTGTACTTATGAACGCCCCAGAAGTTGCGCGTTGGATCGCAAACTAGACGATGCCCAGATACCTCCGACAGATGCTTCACAAACTCTGGCGACTCAAATCGTTCAAACAGCTGATTCAGGAGAGGAGGGAAAGCATACTTATCGCGCAGAGTGTATTTCTGTTCAAAGGGATTGTCGTAACGATCCCACGCGCTGTCTGGAATGTTCAGGATCTCTTCCTGAATATCCGAGGCGTTCTCAATAAAGTTGTCCTGATATACATACGGAAACGGCTGAGTGCTTGCATACGTGTCCGTAGATACGTTAAATTTCATTATCTATACGATTCAACAACTCTTAAAGTAGTTGGAAATATGATCGGCAATAAGCGTACTTGTCTTACCATTTCCAAGCCATTCCGTGCTCATGACGCGCTCTCCCTTTTTGATGGAATCCAGCCAGGCAAATACCTCTGCGTGATTCTCATTCTCAAGGTCTAGACGAACACTGCAGTTGTGAGCATAGCTCTGCGGACGTTCCGTAAAATCGCGAGGAACCACCACCGGCGTCCCAACTAGAGCAGGTTCCTCCTGCCCTGTTCCGCTATCACTGATAATGAATGGGCAGTTGTATATTGTTCGGATGTAGTCCTTGTAGGACAATAGGGGTACAAGTTCAACACGTCCGAGATCAATCCTAAACGTATCCAGAGCATCCTTGAGCCGCTTAAAGTAAAGCAGGCGTACTGGAAGACCGAAGGCGTCAATGCATCGGTTCGCAAACCGAATCGCGGTTCGGAGCCTGCTTTCAAATTTGAAGTTCTCCGGGCGATGAATATCCATCAAGATAGACGAGTTGGTCTTTGGCAGCGCATAGATCTCATTACGAATCTCCTGCATCGGCTCGACAATCGTGTTTCCAACGACAAAGACATTCTTAGTAATGTTCTCGAGAGCTAGTTGCTGGGCGTAATCAGGATGATAGACAAACAGAATATCGCTGCAGTGATCGCATACTGTCCGATTGATTTCTTCCAACATACGGCGATCATAGGAGCGCATACCAGCTTCAATATGCCCGATACGATATCCCTCCTTCTTCAGAGGGAATGATACACCTGCAGAGTTTGAATCGCCCAAGAAGAGGATGAGGTCGGGTTGAATATTGTTCTCCTTGAACACGCGTGGGATGGCGGTTGTCAGGTAGCTTAGCTGGTCAAAATGGGTGGCTGATTCCCGTCCAGTGTTCAGGATAAAATCCGGCTTCCGAATCCCGAGTTCCTGAAAGAAGACGTCGGACAGAGATGCATCGTAATGCTGACCAGTATGGATAAGAACGTGATTGAACACCTTGTCTAGCTGTCGGAAGGTGTGCGCCATCCGAATAAAATCGGGACGAATCCCGGTAATCGTTACCACAGTCCGCATTACTACTCAATACTACTCCAACCTTTAACTTCATATCTGTATGAGGTCCTTATACTGCCCGGTTGTCTCATAGTGTTTCTTCTTCTCTTCAAACACCAGGTCATTCAGGGGGAGCTTAGCCCCCCAACCCAACTCAGAGGGTGTATGGTACAGATGAATGCCTCCGCACTTCACATCTGTATGCGACAACGAGGTACTCTGTATTCCCAGCGAATCTATTCGCAGGACAAAATCGTTGTCGTCATAGGCATTTCCAATCGTATAGTCGTAACTAAATCCACCAATCTTGTTAAACGTATCACGAGTCGTTGCTGTCAAAAAATGGTAACGGGAGTTCCGATGTATCACCGACTGGTACCAGATTTCACCAACAAATACCCGTTTGTCTGAAAATATGTCTGTCCCGATATTTGACTTTGAATAGACCATATCGTTATACCGAAGACCTTCAGTGCTTTTTACATCAAATACCGCGTACGTATTATCATTCACACTTGTATGGACATAGTCTATCACGTTGCCTACATGACACACTTCAGCATTCTGGATAATCACCTTGCCCCCTTCAATAAACTGGAACCCAATATTGTAATTAACGCACGGATTTCCCCATATCTTTTTATCATGCAAAATTTGGATAAAATCAATCGTGAATGGATATCCATTGAGCGTGTCTATACTTATAGGATCCGACGTTGAGTCATCAACCAAAATAACCTGGACATTCTTGTACCTATCCCGCGATATCGTGTGCAGCGTATAATATGTCTGCTTCGAACGATTGGACGATGTCATTACAATGGACACCGTTTCACCCGTCAGAGGTTGTTTTTGAATTCTGGAATGCTGGTAAAATAGACCCGTTTTAAGATTACGTTTAATATACGCAATCTTCTGACGGCTAGACAGTAGAGTTTCTATTTCAAGTCGCGTAGTGCTTCCTGTCCAATTATTTAGTGGCTGTGGAGGAATCGGGGTTGTTATGGTATCGACTGCCATTCTTACTGAGCCACTTGTAAATCGTCCAGTCTTGGGAGACCAACTCATTATACATCTAAAAGCATAAACTTCCGTAAATCGCTCACCTGCGCACTTATCTCAGGGATAACGAAGATCGCGGGATATACAGAGCTCAACGTTTTATCGCATAGGGTTGGTCCTGTCGTCTCATCAATGGTTGTCGTTACTCCGAATACCCTAGCAACCATACATGCAATGTCATACTTACTTGCCGGAGTAGGAGACGCAACATGTCGTACTCCAGACCAGAAGAGATTCTCTGTTATGATTTTTTCGATGACTTTGCAGTACTCAAGACACGTGATGCCATTCCACATGTGGTTTGTCCAACCTTGAATAGTTCCAGAGCTGTTCTTGACAAACTCAAGGAAGGATTTTTTGTTTGATAGCTCTTCTCCAATAATAGATGTTCGGATAACAGTACAGCCTGGTTCTCCGAGAGACTTGCTGAGCCCGTAGTGTCCGCTTTCGTCGTGAGCATCCGCCTCAGTGTACATTCCACGTGTTCCGCTGAATACACAATCCGTCGTAGGCTGTATCATACGGCAGCGGTACTTTTCACAGACAGACCAGAGAAGGTGAGGAAACACCCCATTTACAATGTAATAATTCAGGGGGGTCTGATTCCTCTGGGGGATCGCGCCAATACAATTGATAACACACGTAGATTCGTTAATCCCATGGGCTAAGAGAACTGCTTCGATATCCGCACTTGTTGTGTCTTTCGTTACACGGAATCCACGGACTACTCGAATGTTCTTGAAGTAAGAATACACATACCGACCAAGCATCCCAGTATGTCCAAAAAGAATAATATTTGTAATCATATGTGATCAACCCCCGCAGGGGGTAAATACTTTATACCCTTTTAAATCTGTTCATCATATAGTCTCGATCATTGTTGTTTGGTTGAACATTTTTACCGACTACAGCCCTCCTAAAAAAATAACTTCGGCCACAGATGAAACGGTCTACAACAGTGTTTTTAATTTTATTTTTTAGATGTATTTCTCCTGACCAGATATCTCCGATATTAAAGTACGTATCATCATAAATATTTGAAAGGTAGTCTAGCTTTGCAGCCCAACACCCATCGTCAAATGCCCATTTTCCTGATAGCACGAAATCTCTTGACGTGGAAGGATATATCTTTAGTGTATCTGTAGTATACACAGCAGGCATGGATTGAACGTGTGTAATCTCAAGTGGGGTCATTTCCATATTTAACATATTGTAGTCTCCAGTCTTGATAAAATTAACTAACTCTGTGTTCTCTTCGGGTTGAGAATATGAATCATCCTGCATAAATATAACCCGATCATACTTTTCAGCTCTGCATTTTTGGAGTGTTCGCTTAAATGTTTCGGTGTACGATATATCATTATACCGAACAATCTCAAGATTCTTGATCTCTTTAAAAAATTTAAAGTTCAAGATAGTGTTCACGTAGTCGTCTGAACAATTGTGAAATGAATAAATATTCTTATCAAATGAATTACGAAAGTGTATCTGATTATCATCGCAATTATGAAATCTAAAAAGAATGTGCCTGTTATCTGAATATGTTTGACTAATCACGCAAATTTTTCTATTCATCCTTGTTCTATAGTAACAGTATGTCTATCTAAACCACTCAATAGATCTCGTTTATACGATACTTATTGAGCCCTGTTTCCAGGACCGTTATTTATTTATTTTTAGTTAACATCACTACTACACACCACCGCCGTATAGCTGTTTAGTTGGAGTACGCGAGGCCGCCCATGCCGGACATGACGCGGAGCACGTTGTAGTTCACCGCGTAGATGCGCACCTTCGCCGTGCGCTGGTCGCGGACGGTGTTCACCGACAGCGTCAGGTTGATCGTCGCCTTGTCGATGCGCGAGAAGTTGCACGTGCCGCTGGGCTGGTGCTCCTCCGGCTTCAGGGCAAACGAATACACGTTGATGCCCACCGACGGCGTGCGCGAGTGGTGCTGCCAGGGCTGCACCTTGTCGAAGTAGCGGCCCTCGCGCTCGGAGAAGCGGTCCTGGCCGTTGAGCTGGATCTTGGCGACCTCCACGGGGTTCTTGCCCTCGCACTTGACGTTGGAGGCGAGGATGACCTTGGCGAGCAGGTAGTTCGTGGTGCCCTCGAAGAACGCCTCATCGCCGACCGAGCCGTCCGCGTTGTAGAGCTGTGAGCCAGTGCCCAGACCAGCGCCGGACGAGGCGCCAACACCGGGCAGGTAGGCAGCGCCGTACGCGCCGGCCGGGCCCGGTGCCCAGGTCGGGACCGTAGCACCGGCAGACGTCGCCAGGGCGCCGCGGCCGAGCACGGCCGTGACGATGCCCTCCGTGCTCCAGTCGTCGGAGTAGTTGAACGGCTGCTGTCCGTACGCCTGGGCAACCCACGGCGTAGGCGGGGAGTTGCAATCCACGAACGAGTCGCGCTGGACGACCCACACCAGCTCCTTGACGGGGTGGTTAAAGTTCATCTGGATCTTGTTGGACGAGGCCGTGACCGTCTCGTCGCCCGTGAACTGCAGCTGGTCAATCAGGTACTCGTGCGACTGCTGGGCGAACCGGCGGCGCTCCTCCGTGTCGAGATAGACGTAATCCACGTACAGCGACGCGGCAACCAGCTGGAGCTGGGAGATCGACGTGACACCCGAGCCGAGGGAGATGTTCGTCTGGACAGGCAGCAGCGAGATGTTGAGCTGCTGCTTGTCGGCGTAGCAGCAGTTGTAGTTCTGCTCGAACTCGACGTTGATGCGCACCTCGTGGTACTGGAGGGCGATCAGCGGGATGGCCAGACCGGGGTTGCGGCAGTACCAGAACTGCAGGGGGATGTAGAGCGTCTTGAGCGGGGTGCCGGCGCGGGACAAGCACGAGTTGGTGGCCTCCGAGGCGGCGCACGTGGCGTCCAGCGCAACACCCGAGCCGTCCTTCAGCAGCACGAGGTCGGCGGAGTTGCCAACCATGTCGTCGAACGACACCTGGGTGCCGACGGGCTGCGTCAGCTGCGTCCAGATCTGCATCCAGTCACCATACTGGCGGTCAATGCGCGAGCCGCCGATCTCGATCTCCACCTGCTTGAGCAGGCGGTGGCCGACGTAGTTGAGCCAGCGGAAGCGGGCATCCGGCGTCGAGAGGGTGATCTGGGGCAGCGTCACCTGGATGTAGGTGCGGTACATCAGGTCAGCGTTGCGGCTGATGACAGCCGTCACACGGCGGCCGAAGTCAGCCTGGCCGTTGAACGTCACCTCAATCGCCTCCATGGCGAAGTTGGTGTGGCGCTTGTAGAGCACCTTCCAGAACGTAATCTGGGGGTTACCCGAGATGTAGATATCCTGAGCGCCGTACGAGACGAGCTGCATAAGTCCGCCTCCCATAGTTTGTTATGCTTCTACGCAAGAGAATTTTTTTCTGGGGGTCCCCGTGGCGACCCTTTGTCCTGGACATGCGGTTTCAAATGAGAAATTATTTTCTTCAGATAGAGAAGCAATGCTAAGCCCCCTCTTCCGCTACCCCACGTCCAACCTTTTGATCAACACTTTCCTCCGTTCCATCGTAGTTATTCTCGGCATGGTTTTGGGACTGAGGATGTCATGGTATTCAGCGTATTGGGGTGCGGTCATCCACGATGGAATTTCACTCGTTTTGATACAACGGTATATATAAGCAGGGATGTCCACGAACAACGTGCTTTCCAATATCGCTACAACCAGTGGGTACATCACCGCTATGTGTTCTATCCCATCACTGCTTGATGCAACCTATGATACTATCCTGTTCGGGACATCTACCGGTAAGGTATATAAATACCAGCCTGCTACCGGTCTTGTTACGATGCGGCTAGGAAAAGATGGAAGTGATTTCACCAGTGAGATTCGTGCAATCACCACGGATCCTGGCAGTCTGTTCGTCTTTGTCGGTGTCCCGGGAAACAACGCGCTCTGTCGTTATCGTACCACCGATGTTATCGTCAATAACCAATTATATACTATCTCGGGCACCTCCAATTCCAATATTTATACAAACGGCGATAATACGGGAGGTATTGCAGTGAATTCTCAAGGAGAGGTATTCTTTGTCAACCAAAGTGGAGGAACAATTAGTTCCGTTGGAAATTATGGATATGAGAGAACTCCAACTGTACAATACTCAGACATTACTCCTACATTTGTCCCGGACTTCCGCACTCTTCAGTTTCAATCCAACGAAAATAGGCTCTTTATAGCCGATAACAAGTTGGGCATCGTGTATTACTATGATTTTGTCAAGGATACTGGCGCAATCACACCATTTTTTCAGTATCCTCCCAACCAAAATCCACTCTCATTCTTTTTTGATTTCAACAATAACTTGTTCTCAACCCTTGCAACTGAAGGATTCGTTACCGTCCGCACGGAAGGAAATAATCTTTACACGGTGATTGCTGGTGGAGGAACGGAACTCATTACGACCGATCCGAATGAACTCAAGATTGTGACTCCACGTGCTATCATTGCAGATAATGTGGGAAACCTCTTCTTTCCATCCGATATATCTGGATCGAACTCAAGCTATCTCTTCTATCTCTCATTTGAATTCGTCCAGCGCGCAGGCGTCACAAACTTCCCTCCGCGCCAGAAACCAGTCGATTGCGGTCTTCCTGCTCCGGGAAACTGCAAGAAGCCAGCGCCAACATTCAATCCGCGTGAATTCTGGGGTTGGGGGTCTCCGAATCGCAAGTTTCTTACTCCCGACCCTAATCTTGGATGCACGCTGACACCCTATGTTGCATGTGCTACCATTCTTCGCTTACCAATTCCTCCCGATCCTCCGCCGCCTCCGCCGGTTGTTATTCCTCCAGTGATTCCTACACAAATTCCCACTCTACAGTTTTCTGAACGGCGTGTGAGTTTATCTCCCACTCCTCTCATCGCAGGTCAAGTAATTACCATCTTGGATATTTCTGGTTCGGGCGAACTTGTCGGTGCACCCGCTATCGGTCCGCTTGGCGAAGTATTCGTAGGAACGTCCTCGGGTAACCTGATAAAATACACGACCTATAGCGATACGTATTTTCCTCGCGAAGAATGGACTCGGAATCTTGGGGCTCCTATCACAGTCTCTCCGTCGGTTAGTCGGAAAGGCGTCGTGGGTGCCTTTGCCGGAAACACCCTGTACTCGCTGAATCCCAGCGGTGCCATTCTATGGTCGTGCAACTTACCTGCAGCACCTGCTGGTTCAGTGGCGTTTGATGGAAAATCCCTCATTGCAGCCTACGGGCAGTATCTCGGATACTTCTTTTCGAATGGACAACCAATTTGGATAAACCAACTACAGGATTCAAACGAATACTTCACCGTCTCTCCACTCATTTACGCTTCGGTGGTGCTTGTAGGAACGAACTTGGGCACGATGTACTGCTTTGATCGCGACGGCAATAACCTGTGGGGATACAACACAGCTACTGGTTTTCCAATTACGACAAGTCCTGTACCCCTGACCCAAAATACACGCGTTGTCTTTGCCAATGGAGCCATAGTCTATGCTATCAATACTCAGAATCCGCGCAAGCCTCGTTTTGATATTCTATGCGATATCAGCAGCATTACAAGTATCCAGTCCAGCCCAGTTGCGGTGATGGATACCTCGGGAGGAGATATTATATCCCGGATCTTCTTCACTGCTGATAACTGCAATGTGTGGAACATCGTACTTTCCAATGACACAATTTTAGAGGTGAAATCCACTTCGACGGCAGATTACGAGCCTACGTTTTCTACCTCATTTTCTGCATCTCCTAAGCTCATTACTGTCGCATCTCGCAAGAATACATCTGGATACATTTACCAGCTTAACATGGATCTATCCCGTTTAGCAGCTATCGATCTGAGCGATAAGTATGTCAATAGTGAAAGCGTTCTCTTATCTGCATCTCGGCGTATCTACGCTCTAGCAAACAGCCCAAATCTGTGTAACGGATATCTAGTCACACTCTACGGCGAGGCCCCAATTTTTCCACCAACCAATTTTGTGGCACGTCGCCCGGTGGCGCCGCCGCCAACACCCCCTGCACCGGATGCTCCAACAAACTTTCAAGCAGACGGCTTCAGGATAGCCACCCGAAGCACGATTTCGCTCGTATGGGATTCGGCATATCGTGGATACGGAAGTCCAGTGACAGGATATACATTGACAATATCGCCAGCAGACAGGAACGGAGACACCACGTTTGATGTTGGACTAGTTACGGCATACACGTTCAGCAACCTTGCAAGTATAACTTCCTACACCTTCACTCTAACGGCCTACAATGACGAGGGTGGTGTGTCTGATTCTGTGACTACTACTGCCCAAACTCCAAGTTCAAGCGGTCCGCTGGATCCTGTGCGTCCTGGAATAGGCCGGGTGACGTCTTCAACTGCTGAATTATCTTGGGCATCCGGGTCGCCGGGGGGAGGCAGTGCGGTAACCGGCTATGAAATATCCTGGGATGTAAACACAAACTATGGCTACCAGTGGTACATACACGCTCAGCGGAGCCGCAACACTCGCAACTGACATAAGCGGTCTGGCGCCGGGAACGACCTACTCGATTCAAGTCCGTTCGTACAACGGCACAACTTACTCGCCAGGGAACGGCGACATTATCGTGGCAACAACGCTTAGCGCAGGGCTCCAACCAACCGACCCCACTGATGTCCAAGTACGAACTGGTACTCCTTCTACTGCGACTACCGTCACTATTACTTGGCAACCTGCTGACCAGAATGGAGGAGCCGGGCTTAGTGGCTACCAGATTACATGGGATCCTCCTTACGGCGGAACGCAGCCACAGATCTTCGAACCCGGGGCCTCGCTGCCTTATGCCGCGACGATTACCGATCTGGAACCGTATTCTCGCTACACATTCACCGTGACGACTATAAATGAGGATGCCTCTGCATCTCCGGGGTATGCAAAGGTTGTCGCCGCAACGGCACGATCCGATGGATGGCATGATCCTTCTCAGTTTGCGATTGATAACACTGTTGCAGCGACCTCTAACTCGATCGCTCTAGATTGGGTCGATCCCGACCGCGAAGATTCCTCGACGAGTGACTTGTCTGCGTTTTTGATTACCTGGCAGCCTCCGGATGGTGGTGGAAGTGTCTATACCGACAAGTATGATACATATAAGATTGTCACAGGACTCGAACCTGAGACCACATATTCATTTAATATTGTTTCAGTCGATGAGTCTGGTAACACGTCTCCTGGAAACTATTACATCACCGGCTCAACGATTGCTCTGGGAGGTCTTCTGGCCCCTCTTGACCTTGCGCAGGATGGTCAGGCGACAAATAACACCGTGTCTATGACGTGGATTCCTGCCGTTGCTACTGCACCCGACACTATTGAAAGCAACGTCATCACCGCATACGATATATCGGCGGATTATTACCTGCCGCCTCAGACCTCGGTAGGAGATCAGAGCAATTACACTTACTCGAATTTGTCTGCCGGTACTGAGTACAGGTTTTCTCTTGTGGCATTCTCCACAGGATTCAGTGCCGAGTGCGCAACTACGTTCGATGCTACCACATCCGTATCTGGTGCGCCATCCGATCCGATCCTGTCACTGACAAGTATCGCGTACAACAATGCCGCTTTCTCTTGGAATCTATCCGGAAACGGACGTAATGGAGGCGTTAATCTCTCTAGTTACTTCATCGAGTATTATGACACAAATGCCGGTCCGGAAACAGCTCTGACAAAGAACCCGGCAGGCTCGCTTGCAAATCGCAGTACCGTGATTTTTGGTCTAACTGCCAATACAGATTACACCTTCAAAGTGTACGCTCGCAATGTAAGCGGACTCATATCTCCTGGAGGCACCGAAGCAACAGTGGAAGCTACGACCCTAGAGCTAGGTGCTCCTTTCACGCCCAGCAATCTCCAGGCTCATCCGTATATTCCGGCGACTTCTACGTCCGTCACTGTCATGTTTAACAGTGCCTACAAGGGTCCAGCGGAGAATTCAGAGGTTACAAACCATATTGTGCAGATCTCCCCTCCAACCTCGACTGACCAGGGCACTTTCAACATAGGGTTAGATACGACGCTAACGATCTCCAATCTGACGGAAGATACGCTTTATAATGTTCGCGTCAGAGCTGAGAACGCTGACTTTATCCTATCTCCTTGGTCGGGGTCCCTGGGGCTAACGACCAGTCCGGCGGCTGGACCTGGAGATGTGGGTGGACTCCGGACAAGCGGCCTTGTCGATGCAGACTCCATTCCAATTGCCTGGACCAGTCCCGACGAGCAGGGCGGAGACCCGATCACTGCATACGAGGTCTCATACACGTCTTAAGAAACGAGAAACGAAAAATATGTTCTACATATTCAAAATTACACGTCGTAGCTGCGATAAGTAATTTTGAGTCAAAATATATTCAGGGGTATAAAACAAACCCATGACTACGGCTACAGTAGGCGCAGACGTCTTGGATTATATTATTACAGGTCTATCCAGTAATACCGGCTACAGTGTCACGATAAAGGCGATAAATGCCGATAACCCAGCGGGTCTAAGCCCTGGAAATTACGCTCTATATGCCACCACCTCCACTCCTGGAAAGCCGACAGACCCGTGGGGGGTTCGGTTGAACGGTTTGGCAACGTCCAATACCGTGGCGCTAATCTGGCAGGATGCATCTCGTAACGGCGGAGGTGCAATTACTGGATACACGATAAACTGGCTGCCCCCGGATGGAGGCGGCACTCACACACTCACAAGCAATGTCTCGCAGTACCGAGTTGAAAATCTAGAACCGGGATCGCGCTACACATTTAACGTGATAGCCAACGCGGGTACTCTCAGCTCGTCTCCAGGATACGCAAAGGTTTCGGCGGGAACGAACGCTTTGAATGGACTATCCGACCCGTCGGGATTTGCCCAGAGCACGCTTACGACTGCAACCACCTTTGGACTGGAGTGGCTTGCGGTGTCGAATGTTGGCAGTACAACATTGTCCGAGTATGTCGTTCTATGGCAGCCTCCGGATGCTGGTGGATATGCCACTTTCCCTCCTAACGCGGTGGACGGGTCAATTACAGGTCTTACAGCAAATCGGCAGTACACCTTTAATATTTACAGCGTTGGTGTAAGTGGGGCAATTGTAATAAATTCTCCTGGCAATTTTTACGTCACTGGTTCTACCCTTGCAGAGGGCGAACCCCGACCTCCTTATGATCTCAGAATTAATGACGCAAGCGGCGGAGTTACGTCAAACTCAGTGGCTCTTGAATGGACTGCTGCGCTTCCTGGAACGGAAGGTGACTTTATCGAATTCTACACACTCACAGCGACAGATGTATCTGGTTTTACTATTGTTCAGAACACGTCTGTTGGAACGTTTCCAAAGGGCGCAGCCACCACATTAATATTTACGGGTCTCTCTGCAAACACGGAGTACACTTTCACTAATCTTGCCGTAACCGATCTAGATCTTTCTGCAGCGGGACTGGATTCTCTTACGGTGACAACAGCGGTGTCGGGAGGACCACTTGATCCCGTGATGTTCGCTGTCGAAGGATCAATCACAACCACGTCTGTGAAGATTGGTTGGGACCAGCCTACTTTTGTCGGTTCTAAGACAATTTCCAGTTATACACTCACATCAGTACCTGCCTTCCCCGCGCAGCCCCGTATCATTAGTCGGTTTACTCCGTCGTATGACAGCCAGGAAACCGCAGTAACTGGTCTGACCTCCGGCAAATACGTCTTTACAATGATTGCAACCGATGTAAGTGGAGTGTCATCAACGGGTAATAATGGACTCGATGTAACAATAAATACGGCTGGCGCTCCTGGTTATCCCACCGGATTAGAGGTAAATCCAGCTATTCCGGCAACATCTACAGCTATTTCGGTAGTATGGAATTCCGCCTCCCGGGCTGGAGGATCTGCTATTGCATTCTACAATATATACGTAACGGGTGTCACCGCTGATTATAATAATACATTCACAACATCGAACACGGCCTTTACTATTAGTGGCCTTGAACCTAGCACGGGGTATGGTATTAATGTTACGGCTACTAACCTATCTGGATTTTCCTCACCTCTTGTGTCAAACGCTGCGATATATGCAGAGACACACGCGACGGATGCTCCTGGCGACCCTGGTTTCTTTTTCCTCGCCGCGCGCGCGAACTCGCCCCAGAATGTGCCGGTGAATAATGACTCTATCCATGTCGAGTGGAACACTGCAAGCGCGGATGGCGGAGAGGATATCTCAGGATACGTGGTGACATGGGAGGCGTAAGGTAGATACGGATAGATATAAACCCATTCATAAATAAGCGGTATGAACCCATACGAAACAATCATTCTTGATTGGTCGGCGAGTAAGAGTTATACCGATCTCGGAATAAACGTAACGTACACAATATTTGCCGACAACCTTGGGGGTAATGTTCTTAGTAACACTACAGCTCCCAATGCAGTGACATACGATTTCGAGGGTCTAGAATCGGGCAGGCTGTACAAATTCAATATTATCGCAACCTCCGACGGGAAGTCATCGCGCCCCGAAGATGTTCCGGACGTGTTTATTCGCACGATGATTCATCCTGTATATGACGTCTCAGCGAATCCAGTACCTGGAACATTCGGAACGGTTGCAGTGCAATGGACACCGGGAACAGACTACGACCAAACATACCAGGTGGTGGCAACACCGACAATGGGTGTCTCAAGTCAGTTCACAATCAATGCACCTTTCACATCTATAAACTGCACCGATCTCCTAGCAAACAGACTCTACCAGATTGTGGTGACAACCTTCATTACAGGTCAGTCAAGCGAACCAGAAACATATGCATTTGCATTCACGGGTACAGTTATTCCACCGACAAACCTTGCATTAACAAATGTCAATATTTCGAGCGCTAGTCTCGCATGGGATGCGCCTACATCTGAAAATCTATCCTATGCGATTGATGCGATTACCTACTCTGGTATTAGTCAGACTTTCTCTGGAATTACAACTACGCAGTTCGTCTGTAGTAATCTAACTTCCGGCGCTACCTATTATTTTTCGGTTTATACAGTGTATAAAGGACTTCGTAGTATTGACTCGATTAATACACAAGGAATTCTTCCAGTGGCTCCTCCCACCAATCTATCGTTTGCACAGACAGACCCTACATCCGTACAACTCAATTGGTCTGCGAGTCCAGCCCAAGTTCCAGGGTATCAGACTGTGGTCTATAACATCAGCGGCACCAATATCTCCAACTCCGCCGACTACTTTTACGAAACGACAAATCCGAATGCTCTCACCTACTTGCTCGACGATAAGATTATTCCGGGAACAATCTACAACGTTTCTATTACCACTCAATTTGAAGGTCAAGAAAGCGAACCTGCTCTTATCCAGGTTTTTACCATAACGTCTCCTCCTACAAACCTAGTGGCTCTACCCACCTACGGAAGCACAACGTCAATTACGGCAAGCTGGACTGCAAGTCCTACGCTTGGAGTATCGTATAGGGTGTATGTGAACGGTGTTGCACGCAATGCTGGAACAGGTACATCCTATGTTATTACAGGTCTTGTTGCGGGGACATCCTACAATATACGTGTAACTGCTCTTTCCGGTACAAATGAAAGTCCTTCGACAGCAACCGTAACCGCCACCACATACATTAGCCCTCCCTCCAACCTTCGCAATACGTCTAAAGGTGAATACAGCCTGGGATTCTCTTGGAATGGGGTATCTGGCTCAGACTATGAAATCATATTAGCGACGAGCGGAACTCAGCTCACGGCGAATACGACAGCTACAACATACGAATTTTCTAGTCTGTTGTCGGGCGAACGATACACTGCGTCTATACGTACAATTAGTGGAGACCTTTCCAGTTATTCGGTCAATTTTAACAACCCCTTCTTTACGCTTGTTGCTCCTATTACCAATCTGAGCGCCTATCCTACTCAAGATTCGCCTGCAAACAGTTTAATTGTAGATTGGTCGCTCAGCCCTGCAGACTATGGAGATCCATCAAATACACGCTATAACATTTCTGTGACTCCGGGAGATCGTGTGATTAACGTGAATGGAGGAACTACAATGTTCGTTCTGTCAGATCTGTCCCCTCTGACATCTTACACAATTAGTGTAGTCACGCGCCGCCCGAAGCCTACAAGCAACCCTCCTCGTGCGAGCACAGCCGTATCGGTTATCGCATCCACGGAGGCACAGACATTTCCAGAAATGACATGGCTGACCAATTCCTACGGGTATGCGACGCAGCAGGAGACTTCACCCTACGGAATTATTTTCGCACGAGAGTCGTTTTGGATAACAGATAGTTTGGCTGGAGATATTTGGGTCATATCACCTCCAGATGCAGGCACTATGACCCCCCTCCGTGTTCCTACACCCTTTACCAACCCTCGCGGAATATCATACACTCCTGTATCTCCCGATGGAGCTCCCCTGTTTGTTGCGCATGCAGATGGTGTGTCGGTTGTATCTCTGGATGGACAGTTTGTCTATCAGCTTCAGGAAGCAACCAGCGCTGCATGGGGCATTGTTACCAATGACGAGGGGAATACGTATGTCAGCATTCCTACAACACAAACTATACAGTTTATTGATCCGTACTTGAACGTCACTACATATGCATCGAACCTGGGATCAAACCCCGAAGGGATTGCCCTTGCTACCAACGGGTTTCTCTATGCTGCAGATCCATCGCTCAATGCTGTAACATATGCTGATCCAAATGGTTCTGTTGGAGAACTATTGACCGTTCCGGGATCGTCGGCTGTATCATCAATTGTATCTGCTATCGATGGAAACTTGTACGTTGCCGATCGCGGAAATAGAAAAATATTCAAGGTGACTCTTGGAGGCGCAGTCAGCCTATTTACAACGCTCAGTGCTGGATATGCCCCTCTAGCTATAACACAGGACCCCTCAACCGGATACCTCTACACCACCCATTCGAACGGAACCGTCACCGAAATTCGGGTCACACTCACTTAACTTGAACTGACCATGCGCGGGGATATATGCATAGCCTCCAGCTCTTGGATCCACAACTTTACGGCATACGGGATCGTCTTGTTCTCGATGCCCGACTTGGACGAACACCCCTTACACTCATAGAGATGATCCTTCTCATTGATTGTAGAGAGCGTACCACACTTGGTGCAGACGCCCGTTGTGAATGGGTCGGAAACATCCATCAGCCGCTCCTTGGTAAAGACGGCAGCGCCGTGGGAAATGAAACAGTCGCGCTCCATCTCGCCTACACGCAGACCACCGTCGCGCGCCCTGCCTTCGCATGGCTGACGAGTGAGCGACACGATGGGACCACGCCCGCGGGAATGGCACTTGTCAATCACCATGTGCTTGAGGCGCTGGTAATGGGTCGTGCCAATGAAGATCTCCACCTCCATCATTTCGCCCGTCTGACCGTTGTACATGATCTCGTTGCCGTACGGGTGCAGACCCAGATTCAGCATGTGGTCCTTGAGATCGTCCAGACCCAGATGGGTGTAAGGCGTACCGTCACCCAGCGTGCCGCGGGCCGTGCCCACCCGACCATACATTGTTTCCAACAGCTGCGCAATCGTCATGCGCGACGGAATGGCGTGAGGGTTCATAATGATATCGGGACGCAGTCCAGAAGCCGTGAAGGGCATATCACACTCATCCAGAATCATGCCGCACGTACCCTTCTGCCCAGCACGGGATGCAAACTTGTCACCGATCTGTGGGACACGCTCGGAAATCATGCGCACCTTCACGAACGGGTAGCCGTCCGAGTTCTTGTCTTGCCACACCCCGTCAATGCGCGCAGGCTCAGCGTTCTTGTGGGTGGTCGAGAGGTCGCGATACGTGTAACCGTGGGGGTCGCTCCGTAGATTCACAACCTTGCCGATCACCACATCGTTCTCCTGAACGACGGCGTGCTTCACAGGCATACCGTTCTCTTGGACAGCAGCGTATGAGGAGTGCTTGTAACTGCGCGTGCTCTCCTGCTTTGGCTTGGAGAACCGCTCTTCCCGACCGCTCGACACATTGCGGTGTTCCTCATCCTTATAGACGGTGTAGTAGAACCCCCGCATGAATCCTCGGTTCAGAGAGCCGCGGTTGAGGATGACGGAATCCTCTTGGTTGTAGCCCGAGTAGCATGCGATCGCGACAATGGCGTTAGCCCCGCTAGGCATCTCGTGCATGTTCAGGATATTCATGATCTGGGTCTCCACGATGGGGCGCTCGGGCGAACACAGCATGTAGGCGTTCCGGTCCAGGCGCTTGTGGTAGTTGGAGGCATATAATGTCATCGCCTGCTTGGCCATGGCAGACTGGTAAGCGTTACGAGGTGACTGGTTGTGGTTCGACAGCGGGATGCTCGCCGCCATGTGACCGAGAATCATGTGGGGATGAATCTCGCAGTGCGTGTGTGCAGGCGTGACCTCGTCGGGGAACATCGCAAGGCGCACAACCTCGGACTCGTTGGGATCAATGTACTCAATGCACGACATCACCCAGTCGTTCCAGTTATCGGAGGCGGGACGGGGCAAGAGCTTACCGTTCTCGACGCGGAAGACGGGGCGAACGAGACGACCAGCGTCGGTCTCCACGATGATCTTGTTCTCCAGGATATTCCAGGCAACAGAGATATGGGGATGGATGCGCGCACTCCACTTTGCCTTCTTGAGCTCGCGATGGACGCACTGTGGCGTGTTGGTGTAGGCGACGATGACGCCATTGATCACGATGGCGACGGCGCCGGTTGTCCAGATATCTTCTAGCCAGACGATACCTTCCAGCTCCTTGAGTAGATTGAGGACGATGAAGGACGGGACGTGGTTCGAGATGCTGGACATGAGGCTCATAGTCTTGACAATACCAACCGAATGACCTTCTGGAGTCTCGACGGGGCACACAAAGCCCCACGAGGACCCATTCAGCTTGCGGGGAGCCAGCAGCTTGCCCGACTTCTCTACCGGCGTCTGGATACGGCGCACATGCGACAGCGTGGCGTTGTAGGACAGACGATTCAGCACCTGCGACACACCCGATTTGGTGGCGTTCGAGAGGGAGGTAGAATTGGAGGTCCCGAGACCCTGGACAGTGAAGTTGCCCGTGGCAAGAGCCTGCTTCAGCTTGCCCTCGATGGACGAGACCTTGAGAATCTTGTACAGATTGGAGAGAACCAAGACGTCTAGGACACGACCAGACCGCTTCCAGTTATCGTTGTTGATTTCATGGACGAACTTGGAGCGGATATCCTTGCACACCTTCTGGAACAGCTGGCGGAAGAGATGGGTCAGCAGCGACCCAGTGGTCACCACGCGCTTGTTGGGGTAAGCGTCGCGATCATCCTGCGGCAGCTCGCCCTTCGCCGTCTTCAGGAGCTTATGCACCATGGTCACGATAATCTTGACCTTGCGGGCAATAATGACGTTGGGCGGAGGGTTCTCGCCCGACAGGCTCACGTGCGGAAGGAACTCGGTGAGCAGGAGGGCCCGAACGTGAGGCGTCTTGTCCTCGGCGGCAGGGGGATACTGCAGGTTGCGCGACAGGTATTCTACCGCCTGGTCCTGAGTGAAGACTTCCAGGTCCGCGCACTCCTTGAACGATGCAGCCAGGTAATCCTCGTCAGCGCCCTTGAGTAGGTCATAGACCTGCTTGTCCTTGGTAATCCCGAGAGCGCGGAAGAAGACCATCATAGGAATGTCCTCGCGGAAACGGGGAAGGCAGACGTTGAGGGGGTAGCCGAGACCATTGAACTTGCTGGAAATGCGAATCTCCAACTTCTTGGGGGGTAGAGTGAAGCTCTCGTGCAGGGACTTCATCTCCACCGCATGTGTGTGCTTTGTCGTGGTCTTCTTGTTGAGGAATACCATGATACGGTTGTCGGCCACCTTCTCCTGCGAGAGAATGGTGCGCTCGCCGCCGTGGATGATGAAGTAGCCCAGGGGATCGTGGGGGCACTCACCCATCTCCTCCATCGTCATCGGGTAGTCCTTGAGGACGCAGAGCGAGGAGCCCAGCATCACCGGGATCTTGCCGAGAGAGATGCCCTCAAACACCTTGCTCTCCTCATGAACTTCCCCGAGATCTGGACCGCTATACGTCCGCACCTTCAGGGTGATATCCACAAACATCTGGGCAGCATACGTGAAGTTGCGGATACGAGCTTCGTAAGGCAGCATCTGCTTCAGCCGACCCGTCGCCTCCTGGATGCGCGGCTTGAGGTAGCTCACGTTGTCAAACGACAGGCGGAACTCGTACTTGTACTTTTTGGTCACCTCATCTTGGTCGTGCCAGACCACAATCGGCGGCGTGGAACGAAGGATAAGGGGTAACTTGTTGTACAGGAAGTCCTCGAAGGGTTCGATCTGCGACTCGGAGAACCTTGCCACACCCTTCTGGAAATACACACGAATAGCGTCCATGATGTGTTCTTGTACTACACTGGTTCGCCGTAAGAGATTATATCCGTTTTTAGAATAAGAAGGATGCCCCTAACAAACGCCGAGTTTGCTTCCCCTGGTGATAAGATCACGATTATCAAGGAGGGCAGCGATCCCGCCTTTAATGGCTCAGACAAGTCGGTGCGCGTCAGCCAGATTACACAGCCGCCGAATCCCGAGGCCATGCCGTGGGGACCGGGTTTCAAGGGCGGTCGTCGTCGGGGAACCAAGACGTACCCCCGCGGTATTCTTCGTAAGACGGCACGTATTGTAGCGACTCGCAACCCGTCAAAAGCCCCGCCGACACGTAAGCGTATGGTAAGCATTGCGACGGATAAGGGTGTAGAGAAGATGCGTCGTACTGCTCGCAACAAGGCATACAATACGGATATCGGAACAATTCGTAAGAAGCTCGTGGAGAAGAAGATCATTTCCCCCTCCAAGAAGACGATCCCCCCTGCGGTTCTTCGCACCCTCTATGCCGACTCGGTTGGAGCGGGACTTCTTTCTTAATTTGTTTATATAATGACCATGCGTTGGGGCCCCCTCGGGTGGGCAACTCTTCACTCAATAGCAGCTGCCTACCCAGATGAACCGTCTTCGTATGAAAAGGAATTGCTAGAACGCTGGCTCCATTCGTTTAAAGAAACGATTCTCTGTCCGTCGTGCTCCAAGCATTTTTCTGACACGATTGAGAATTATACGCGGAAGTTTCCCACTTGGATGCATAGTCGCCGAGGCGTTGTAGAGTTTGTTCTTCGAGCGCATAATACTGTCAATGCCAGGACATATAAACCTGTCTATACTCTAGAAGGTAGCGTAGCTGAATTGCAGAGAATCCTTCCAGAAACTATTGTTGGTCAGAAACGTCAGGAGTACATTCTGTACATCCGTTCTGACTGGATGAAGAATATGACTCTATCAGGAATCTCTACCGCCCCTAAACTGCGAGAGCTTCTGACGATCGAAGAGAACTACTGGTCTCGTCGTTCTTTTCAGTGGGCCGATCTTCTAAAATTCAAAGGGATTGCATTCAATCCTATAGTTGAACAAATGAACGTTTTAAGCAGTACATCAAACATACCGAAACTCATAGCACCGGCGCGGGGATATTCTCTTCCGAAAGCTGGAAAGATTGGACCCCTGTCAGCTCTGCGCTAGGCACCGAAATCAATGGCTCGCTCTCCCACGTGTAGGAACGCATCCACGGAATCCGTGTATCCGTCTCTTCATTGTACATCTCGTCAGGATAGACCTGCTTTCCGCCAACCCTCTGAAGTGATGCTTTAGGCAAGATGAACTGCAGCTGTTTGGTGATATTGAACTTAGACGGACTCACCCTCCACACCGGAGGCACTTCAGGGAAACGCAGGATCTGCCTAATCAGAGGAGCTTCCGATAGGGGATATACCCAGTTCCAGTCAGGGCATACGTTCTGACTGAAATACAGGTGTGTCCAGTGAAACGTCGTCCAAAAGGCTCGGACTACAAACTCGGTATCGTCTGAACCATCCAGGACGTGGAGGTTATACCTTGTTTCCAGATGAGCGCCATCGGGGCTCACGACTGATACTTCTGCAGGTTTCTGACGGGTCATCATCGCCTTGCGATAGACGGCTGTCTCCTGCTTGCCGGCACACTCCAGGAACGTCCGCCGACCCCGAGGCGTAAGAAGGTCGGGTTTCCCACAAACGTCATAGATCTTGAGCGCGCGATCGTGACCGCCTTCACGCAGGGAAAACATTCCCAAGCACGGCATGAAATCGTTGCCGAAACAAAGGACGCACAGAGCAACATACTGGGCAGCCGGAAGAGGCAGAGCTCCTGAGAGGGATTGAATGGAAAGAGCAGAGAATCCCTCTCCAACCTTGCCCCCGAATGTCTGGTTCTCGCGGAGGAGCTTTACATGCGGATGATACAGGGATAGCAGGATGAGATCAGCATCCAGACCGTAGATATACACATCTGTCTCCTGTCGAGTCTTGAGCCACTGGAAGATCTTGTGTTCGCCCTCGCCTGGTTCCTCCGTAGAACTCATGATAACATACGGAAACCTCGCACGAATCGCCTGGTCCAGTTCCTTCATGAATGGCGTTCCTGGCGAAATCTGGTTACGGTCAAAGACACCTGGCTCGCCGATTTTGAACCGGCGGTAGCGCTGCTGCACAATCTTGCCATAGGGGACAAGACCATCCATAGCAATGTAGAGCGTAGTCGGCTGGCAAGTCTTGTCCAGAAACGTTTGGAGTGCCTCCACGATACTCGCAACGGGGCGCGTATCGTCAAGGTACGTATGAATGAATGCATTGAAATCCATGGCACAAATAGCAGGCTGGAGGTGAAGTCTGATTTGGCTGACTATATGTTTATTCCTCCGGATCAGGGATGCGAAAAAGTACGGGATGCCCATCTTGTCTATATAATTTGTCTTGGCTGAAAACAAGAATGAAGGGAGGACAGCAGCAGCTAGTATCAAGCGCGACAAACTTTGTGACGGCGTGGTGGTGCTACATTGCCGCAGGACTGGCGGTACTGTTTGCGTTTCTGTATTACTCCAAGCCGACGCAGACGGTGACGGTGAAGAAGGAGACCATGTGCGGATCATGCCCGAACAAGAAGGCGGGAGGCGGATGGTTGTAAAAACGAGTTCGTAAAATGCTTGGCGGACCAAGAGACAACTCCAATATGACGCGTATCGCAGGTGTTCTGCAGCTCACCAGCAAGACGCGTTACGGCATGACTTCTCGCAATATCCCAATGTATCTCTTTAGCCCCCTGAATGTGCAATTTCCTCAGATGGTCATTGCCTCTACCCATCGCGATCTCAAGAAGAATATTCTAGTTGTCGCGGAAAAGATCAGTGACGAGAAAATCCCGAGGGGTCAGATCGTGTCCGTTCTCGGGACGTGTGGAGATCCTCTGGCCGAGCGCAAAGCCATTCACGTAGCCTATTCCCCCGAAGACTGGACGCGGTTCCCCGCCATCGTGGAACCCTCCGCGTTTCGTCCGGTTCTAGATGTCCCCACCATCAACATTGATCCCCCGGGCTGCGTGGATATTGACGACTGTATCTCTATTTGGAACGACATGGGAATCACGAAAGTCGCTATCACGATTGCGGATGTTGCTGAATGGGTCCGTGCAAATCCGTGGATGGCTCATGCGCAGAATATCGGACAGTCTCTCTACGATGGGGGTGTGGCTGTGCGCTCAATGTTTCCCAAGACTCTCGAAGCCCGAATGTCTCTCTTACCTGGCGAGAAGAGACTAGGATATGCCCTCATCTTCGATTGGGTGGGGGGAGTCCAGAATGCTCATTTCAAGGAGGTGACGATTGTCAATAAGAAGACTTATACGTACGAGAACTGCCAACTCGCAACAGAGATCCCAATGGATACCCTTCGCAAGATCTGCGAGTACCTAGCGGGTCGCTCACCGATTCTGGATCCGCACGACTGGGTCGCCGAACTGATGATCTTCTACAATAAGCAGATGGCAGAGCATCTCGTGAAACTGGGCAAGGGTCTGCTGCGCCATCATAGTGCTCCCGATGGCGAGAAGCTGGACAAGTACGAGCGCCTAGGTATGAACGCCCGGATGTTCGCGTATGCTGCTGCAACCTACGAGAACGTGTCGGCCGATGTCCAGCACTGGGGGTTCCAGACCCGGTACTGCCACGGCTCGTCTCCGATTCGGCGGTGGGCGGATGTAGTGAATCAAATGGCGATGAAGGGAATGGATGTCCCGGATGCACGGGATGACTGCAATCGCCTACAGAAGTTTGCAAAGAAGCATGCTCGCGACCTGGCGTTCCTGGATATCCTGCAACGAATGCCCCAGGACATTACGGGGATCGTTGTTTCGCCGACCCGTGTGTATATCCCTGACTGGGAGCGTATGATTACAAGTCCCAATAGTCTGCCCGAGGGGACACATGTGAATGTCCGGTACTTCCTGGACATGCAGCGACCCACCTGGAAGCAGCGCTTGGTCTTTCACGTGACTGCAGTGAAAACGGATTAAGAAGACCCTGCAACCCGAAAATCAACTACACAAAATGACGCACTTTCCCGTACTCTCCGTCCACTTCAACAGCGACGACTATCCCTACGACTATCATCTGGCCATCTGGAAGAACGAGGGGCTGGGGACATGCCTCTTCTACATTCTCGAGGACGACATTCCATCACACTTTGACCAGTTCTTGACGATTGGTCAGACCCTGCGCCGGATCCACACGGGCAATGCAGACGCGAACTATACATGGGACGATATTGACTTCTTCAGTGGCTCAGATGTTCAGAAGAAGTATGTCCTAGATATGCGGTGGGAGGAGATGCTGGATTCAGGGATGGCATCGCCTCTCCCCCTAATGATGACTATCCGCTTCCCTGGACGGAGGAACACTTCTTCGAAAGAGATCGAGTCTGTCAGCCAAGAGATCGGCTGCTCCATTTAGATGTCTAATCTACAAATAGGTAGGTTGAATGCCTTTTTTTTCAGAGCGAGGGATAGACTGGAGTATCTTTTATAAACCTGCTCCAAAATCCATCCGTGTAGGCGATCTTGTGTTTCTGGACGGAGATCAACGAATAGATGTCGGCATCGTGTGTTTTCCAGACACGGGGAATCTGTTCATGGCAGGCAAGTTTGCACCTTCAAACACAACGATAGGCGAAACTCTGAACTGGTTTGTCGGCGATGAGATATACGAAATTGATGTGGAAGAGTTGTATTTCCGAAACTCCGTGTCGCATACAGAACGTTCAGCTAAGCCTTGGGAGCGCAAAGCATTTTTCATGGGACACTGGAAACATTATGCCAAAACTGGAATATACGCTCGAGCAGTGATTCGTCTTGGAGATGAAAACGCTGAGCCTATATACTCCCCGCTCGATACTCTCCCATCCTCTAAAACCGATTCAATAGAGTGTTTTATTCCACATTGACTAAATAGAATGAATAATACTCTTCAAAGGACTCAGAGCGTACAATTAGACAATGCTGTTCAAAGACTGGACTTCGGAAATTCTGGTGACCCACCTGTTGCCCCTGAGGACGAGGATGTCTTCAGTCCCCAAGATTACAAGATCGCCGAGTTCAATGACCTTAATGACAATGATCTCATATACGTCCGATGGAGTGTTCCGCACGGGAGGGCGTACATGTACTCAAATCTTGACCGCCCTACGCAGTGGGTTGGAGCAGACTGGACGATCAGGAGGACGATTGATGTTGGCATGGGAATGGGACGCCTAGTTGATGAATATGACTTTGAGATTGAAGATATATTCTCAATTGAACATCGCGAACGTCTAGCTGATGACGGGATGTCCGAATTTGTCTTCCTGCATGCCGACAATGATGTTGATTCTCTCAAGATTGAGAGGATTCTGAATAGTAGGTGGAACTCTTACGCAGCAAACAAGATTTGCTTTAGCTTCCAGGTCAGTTAGAATAATTCGTATGAACAAATAACAAGAGGATGCCATCGCTGTCAAGATTGTATAGACAACTCAGTGAGATAGAAGATCGGGCGCGCGACCAAGGTAAGCCCGAATCAGAGATCTACCATATCCTTGACGGACTACTTACCAATTTCATTTTGGACCTCAACAAGGATGACCCGGAGTACAAAGCGAAGACCGATTATTTTTACTCTTTTCTACAGAGCGGAAAGTTTCCGAATGCTTCTCTAATATTTGAATCAAGGGGACATCAAGCTTCCGCACGTGTCCAGCCGGCGTACCGGACAGGAGGGAAAAAGACGCGTGGAAAAGGAAAAAAACTCACTCGCACCCGTCGCACACGGCGCCGACGATACTAGAGTCGCAGGTAAAGCGAATCTGGAACCACCAGACCCCGTACGAGATCAACCCTGATTTCGCGCAGAGTTTCCAAGACCCCAATATTTTTGGTGATAGTCGCCAGGGTCACCCACTCATCTACGATATTGGCTGTTTTCAAGATCGCCTTCATGAAGTTCCCCTCGTAGATCTCATACTGCGCACACAGAACCCCCATCTCCTCCCCACCCATCCATCGGAACACGACTTCGGGCCAGTAGTTGTGGATACCCCAGTACTCTGGCTGACTCTTAGGGTTCTCGTGGGCATACAGATCTTGGGCGATCATATGCACCGCCAAGAGAGCGTTCCTGAGCGTCTCGGGAACCCGGAGAGACTCTACCGTAATTGGATCTTCCGTCTTCTCGCCTTCCACGAAACACGAGAGCAGCGCCACCAGCTCTGCGCGGGGGAGATTGAATCCATTCACAAACATCTTGGACATCACTAGAGGATTGCCCTCATTGATTTCCGAGGCAAGAACACCCAGTTCTGTGAGCGTCTCCCCTTCCGCATACCCGAGTCGCTGGAGATTGGACAGGAAAGGGACTTCTACGTTTTGCAGGATAGCTAGCTTCTCTCGGAGGAGAACGAGGTAGTCCTGTGTTTTCTTGTATTCGCGGTACCGCTTCCACCCCTCTTCCCACTTGGGACCCACATGCTTATTCTTCCAGCTGTCCAGACCCTGCTGTGCCTTCTTGCGTTCCGCATTCTGCGTCATCTTGATCGTCGTCTCAAACGCATCACGCTTCTCAAACTCAGCGAGATCCAGTCCCTCATATTGTGTCTTGATCGTCTCCAGCTCAGCCGTCTTGGACTCAATCTCCATCTGGCGCTGAACGTACCAGTACGACTGCTTCACCAGTCCCATCCATCCCACCTTTCCCTGCTGCAGGCACTTCAGGAGGAAGTCGTAGTGGAAATCCATCCTCGACTCTAGGGACTGCTGCTGTCCCTTCATCATTGCCTGCACATCCTCCAGCGTCTCGGGCTTGCGGTCAGGGAGGTAATACACGAAGCCGCGCGTGTCCTTACCGCGGCGCCCCGCACGACCTGCCATCTGGATATACTCGTCGGTCCGCAGCATCCGTAGTCCGTCCGCGGCATCGTCGTACTTGCGGTAACTGGTGAAGACCACCGTCTTAGTCGGCATATTGATCCCGACCGCAAACGTCTCTGTTGCAAACAGCAGCTTCAAGAGACCGCGGGAGAACAGGACTTCCACGATCTCCTTGAGAATCGGAAGAAGACCGCTATGATGGAATGCCACCCCCTTCACAAGGAGGGACATCAACGAGTTGTACTGCGGAAGCATCTCTAGACCAGGGTAGCGATGGAGATGGAAGCGCACGATCTTCTGGATGGCTGCACCCTCTGTCGCATCAATCAGGGTATCGCTGACCTTGGCAGCGTACTGCTCACACATCTTGCGCGAGAACACGAAGAACATGGCGGGAAGCTTCTCTTCGACCCGGAGCATCTCCACCATATTGTTCATTTGGTGAAGGAAGCTGTCGGACCGGAGTTCGCGAACGACTGAAGGATCGTCGGCGGCACGCGCTTTGACCGCGTCCGAGTGCCGACGGGTCGCGTCATCAACGCTTTTCAGGTAACGCAGATAGTTAGAGTAAGCGTCGCGATGGAATACATCCTTTTCATCCATAACAAGATTCTTGAGTACGCGATGCTCAAGCGGCACAACCCGGTACTGCGTAGAGATCAAGTGCATTGGAACTTGTTTCATTTCACCGATCCACTGAGCAAAGATGTCTGGACTATGAATCGTAGCCGAGAGCAGGACAAGGCGAATAGACGGTGGCAGGAGGATCAGACACTCCTCCCACACCTTTCCTCGCGCTGGGTCGTTGAAGTAATGGACCTCGTCGAAGACTACAGCCTCAACACCGTCTAGAGAAAGGGAAGCGGTAGCCCCTACGCCCTCGGTCGATGACCCGATCTTGAACAGGAGATTGCGTAGGATCTCGGTGGTCATCACCACCACATCTGCCTGGGGCATGAACTTCACATCGCCCGTCATGATCCCGACAGTGGCTGACGTAGCCCCCTGGGCGGAGTACAACTGTTTGAGATCGTGGAACTTCTGGTTAGATAGCGACTTGATGGGGGTGGTATAGAACACCCGCCCCCCGCGCTTGAGTGAGTACTCGATCTGGTACTCGCCTACGAGGGTCTTGCCACTGCCTGTCTTGGCAGTGACCAGAACGTTCTCGCGAGCTTGGATAGCGGCAACAGCATGTTTCTGGAAAGGATCCAGAGGAAACGTATAAGACGTCTCGACCTCGGGAGCCTGGTTAATATCGCAAATCTTTAGCATTCTTCCTCTTCTTGTTCTGTGTCGTCAGAAGGGAACTCATGGGTCCGTTTTATCTAATCTAGCCGTGCGTATATATCCGGGCATCCGCTGTTTCGATGATCACATTGCACCACCGGGTTCCGTACTTGTCCGTGGAATAGACCGCATACCCCTTGCTCTGCAGCACTGCGATGTTGTCAAAATTTGGATACATATGGTCAATAAGGAGAAGATCCCCTGCGAGATGTTCGACCCTCTCAATACTGCATTCCGGGTCCTCTAGGAGCCGCAGCAGCTCTTCCATTAGAATAGAGTGGGTGGCATTTTCTTGCAGTACGAGCCACTGGAAAAGTAGTAGATGAAGTAGAAGGGTCCCATCATGACGGAAGCCAGGAGACCAAACAGCTTCTCACCGACCGACCCGGTGTATCCGAAGCAGATGAGGGACATCACAAACCCGACAATGCCAAAAATTGTCCAGAGACTTCCAAAGACAAGCAGGGCAATGCCACCGACAGAGTTAAAAAGCGACTTGCCAATCGACATCTTTGAACCCGTAGGAGGAGGAATCGCGACAACAGGGGTCGAGGGGGTAGCAGGGTTTCCCGCGCCTCGGTCCTTCGCCATCTGGTTGGCGATGGCATTGGACGGCTGAGGAGGAGGGAGATCAGTAGGAGGAGGACCCATCGGACGCTGGCTCATGTGTCTATTATACTTTGAGCCTAAAGATTTTCAAGCAGAGCGGAAGACAGTTCGCGCCAGAGAAATAACATCCTCATCAGTGATATTGGCAATTGTACGTGCTACATTGCAGAGACCCTCGTGGATATCCATCCACGCGTCATCGTTCCAGGGTACGCTGGTCGTGCGAGGAGGATTACCGGGGAAGTTCTCGAGGAGCACGCCATCCTTCTTCCCCTTCATGAACATGTAACACCGCAGCTGGACGAAATCATAGGCTGGCGGAACGTTCCAGAACCTCTTACGATTCTTCGTTTCCACAACCTTCCCATCCTGCAGACCGTCCAGATACCCGATAAGGCGATACTCGGGACACTCAAACTCCACAAATGTATTGCGGTCGGTCACCTCCTTGCCCGTCTCAGCAGCATACGTGTTCTCAGCCTTATCCTCCAACTTGGTCCCACGGCGCTTCTGAATCTCGCTTGCCAGTACCTGGTGCTCCTGCGTGCTCTCCACATGCGCCACTACCTGGGGATTGGATGCAGCAGCAGCCACAGTCGTTTGGCCAGATGCGATCTTGCTCACCACCTCCTTGAGGGCTTCAGTGACAGGGCGCTTACCTTCCAGTGTTTCCTGCACAACCTGCTGGATATGCGTTGTCTTGAACGTTTGAATTGCGCTCTCCATCTCCTTATCAGTCGTAGCCTTGCAGGCAACATCAACCGAGTTCCACATGGCACGCATAGTGGCTGGCGACGCCTGATCTACGATCTCGCGGTCGGTGCGTGCGCCCATAGACTCCTTGACTCCCAGGATGAGCGTCTTGAACTTTGGCAGTGACGATAGAACCTTCAGGAGAACTTCATTCTTGGATTTGTATGGATTGCGGCCAAGGATACCGGCAACTTCAGAGGCTGAGAAACGAGGCTTCATTTTAAACTACTTAGGATTCTACACGTAGATGCGTTTAAGCATCCGTTTTCCTACCATATAGTTCATGAAGTTCAATTTCATCGAGATTGGAACATCAGACTTTGATACACAACTCCAATTAGCGACGGATGAGCGGGGTCTGTCCATTGAACCCGTAAAGCTCTACCTCGATCGGCTCCCAGACAAACTAGGTGTGACAAAGATCAATTGTGCAGTATCTGATCACCCAGGGACTCTTGATGTGTATTATGTGACACCCGAAACAATCGCCGAAAAGAATCTTCCAGACTGGATGCGCGGTTGCAGCTGTGTGGGATCCCCACATCCCAAGGCAATTGAACTTCTGGGTCGTGATAGTCCGCTGATTGAATGCAAATCCGTGGAGGTGAAAACACTTCGGCAGATTTTCGAAGAGAACGATGTCACAGAGTGCGATTACTTGAAAATTGATACGGAAGGACACGATACTGTGATCCTAGGTTCTCTCGCCGACTGCTCTGTCAGACCCAAAACTATTCGCTTTGAAACCAACGAGCTTCAGTCGTCTGGAAAGGTAGATGCATGTCTAAAGTTTCTCAAGACGCTTGGATATCGCGTCGTTCATCGGGGAAATGATACCATCGTGCGTCACAGCAGCGAACCCGTTCATGTCTTTCTGTTCAATGATCCTTTTTGGTCTATTGGACGCGTTCATCGCGGAATTGAAAAGTATCTCACCGACGAGTTCAAGTTTAAGTACGCCTATGAAGTGAAGACGATGGAAACGTATATTCAGAATGCAGATATCTGTTTGGCGACGTTTTGCGCCTATGATCATGTGGAAGCGCTGCACAGAAAGTATGCGTCCAAGATCGCGTATATTGCTCATGGATATCCAGATTTTCGCCCTGGATTCTCAGATGCATATTTATACACGATCACAAGCCCCACGCTAAAGGAGTTTGTTCCCTCCCACGTCAATGTCGGACTGACTCCCAACGGAGTGGAACCATCGGAGTTCCGTTATGTCCCGCGAGACGGAACTTTGAAGACTATGGGATGGTGCGGCGCAGAGACATATCGCAAGCGTCCAGAGATGGCGAAGAGTATTTCGGACGCATCGGGCATCCCTCTGTCGTTTGCTACGAAGCTTACGTTTGATGAGGTCAAGGAGTGGTACCATACGGTAGATATACTGGTTGTGACCAGTGGTCCTGAACCTTGGACCGAAAGTGGTCCGCTTCCTCCCTACGAAGCCGTGGTATCTGGTGTTCCAGTGATTGGAACGCGTGTAGGAAACTTTGCGAATATCCCTGGACCGAAGTTTAATACATTCGAAGAAGCTGTTAGCATTCTTCAGGATCTTTCCTCTAATCCCGAAAAGATGATAAGCCTTGCGAAGGAGCAGTATGACTACGTCATGGAGAACTGTACGTTTGAACGGGTGAGCCCGCATTGGCGCTCGTTCTTGAAGCGCTTACACCAACGCCATCAATTAGCAGTAATGCCACCTACTGTTCGTCTTCATATGCTGGCTATTCCGCATACGGTCACCACGTCGGACTTCAGTCATTGTGCTTTTACCGGAAAGGTCAAACGCTTTGCTCCCATGATGCGTGCGCGTGGGTTTGAAGTGTTTCATTACGGCGTACAGGGATCTGACTCAGGAGCTGATCGGGACATTGAATTAATGACGCGTGACGAGTGGGATATCTTTCGTGTCTTGTCGTACAAGAAACTCCATCCCGACGTGCCTCATGATGAGGTTGTGCGAAGGCTGGAGGATCCTACGCAGTATATTGGAAACCTGGGGAACTGGGATACTCCCCTGTACCGCGAGTTCAATCTCCGTCTGAGGGAAATCATTCCGAAACACTACCGATCTCCAGAGACTGATATTGTCTGCCTACCATTTGGACGTGCCCACGATGTTGCGCTAGAAGGTCTCAATATGGTAGCAGTCGAGAGCGGGATCGGTTACCCTGACTCCTACCGTAACTATCGTATCTTCGAGAGCCATACGTGGATGCACACAGCTCTTGCGAAAGAAAACAGGAGTCCGCAGAATTACTGGTTTATTGCCCCGAACTATTTCGATGTCTCTGAGTGGAAGCTGTCCCTGAATCCTATCCCAAACGGAGTTGGGTTCTTTGGACGAATCAACGAAGGAAAGGGATGTCATCTGATTGTTGAAGTTGCCAGGAGGATGCCGCACGTGACCTTCTTTCTGTGCGGACAAGGTGATCCTACCCCCTATCTCAAGTGCCCTAATATCAAGTATAAGGCTCCTATCCACGGTGCCGAGCGATCGGACTATCTTGGAAGTCTCTCTGCTCTCCTGGCACCGACACAGTGGGTTGAACCTTTTTGCGGGGTAGCTGTAGAAGCTCAGTTGTGCGGGACACCGGTAGTGACTGGCGATTGGGGTGCGCAGACGGAGACGGTGGAACCCTTCAAGACGGGGCTGCATTGTCATACACTTGCCGACTACTGTCTGGGGATCCAGATGGCACTAGACGGAAAGTTTAATAGGATGTATATTCGTGAGCGTGCAGTATCGAAGTACAGCTTGGAGGCGGTTGGAAAGTCGTACGAGTATGCTCTAAAATCTATTATGGACGTGCATAACGGGAAGAATGGATGGTACTCTGGAACATCACATCTTGCGTGTATAGCGCCTGCCTCGGCCCCGGCGTCCAGCGGGAACGACCTTCCGTGATGTGGGGACAACTTTTACGCGAGGACGGGGAGCAGGGAGCGGAGATGCTTCGGGGGTGCTGACAGTATCTTCCTGCGACGAGACGCTGAGAGTTGGATACGATGGAGGAACATCTGGCACTACATCGTGATGTTCTGAAATAAGCCCATAGTCTGATTTTGTGATCACTGGTGTCTGTCCAGGCGGTAGTTGAACAGGCTTCAGACGCACGATGTCATTCAGGAGAGACTGACGCACTTGTCCCGCCTTACGTGTGCGAACCCTGCGTTTTACTTTATGTTTGCGCCGGCTTACCATTGTCTAAATACTCTGAATAAATTCCCGAGTCCCTCAAATGCTTTGAATAAACTCCCATTGCAAGTATTCGCAAATCTTCTTCCAAATCGTATCGTGCTGAATGAGCCGGTCCCGTGACTTCAACAGAGGGAAATGGACCTTATACTCATCCAGCTCCAAGAGCTCCAGGAATTTATAAATGATATACGAATACGACAGGAAATTACGACGCTCGTCGGGGCAGTAGAGGAGATATGGGGCCTGGACTTCCTGGAACATCGCACGGATCTTGTCCTCGATCTCGGGGGTGATCGTCGGGGGCGGATTTCCATTCAAACGCGACAGAATATGAGCTGCGTGCTCGTAGTACCGGTTCCGTCCAAGCTTCTTCAAGATCTCGCGAATGTTCTGCTCGGTCAAGAGAGCGATATTGTCAATGCGGCGCTTACGCAACTCGCAGATAACTTCGTTCATCACATCTTCGGGGATCTCCGTGCTCTCCTTTGCCTGGAACTGGTTCAGAATCTCGTTCAAGTGGTTCTGCTTCTTGTAGGCATAATTGTTGCGCTCCTTCGGAGGATCCCGGAAGCTCGGGAAGTCGCTGACCACCAGAGAATACTCTTCGGAGCCGCACTTGGGGCAGACGAGAATACCTTCGGCCGTAATCTCTTCTCGGGGGATATTGCACGTGGCACAGTGCTCAGCCATCTTCTTGATATACTCGGCATTCTCCGACACGTTGAGACCGTTGGACAGACCACGACGAGATAAGTACTCATCAAACATGCGCTTCTTGGATGGTCCAATCGCTGTCTCGGTCGCCGAGAACAGCTTATCAAACGTTCCGCACTCAATTTTGGTCACAGTCTTCTTTACTGTCTGGGCATAGTAATCCAACATGATATCGCCAGATTCCAAATAGTACGACTGAATATCCGTCTTCTCTTCTGCATTAGAAATCTCAGTCCTTAAAGCATCTACTTGAGCAGACAACTTGGTGTTTCGCATAACATCTTCAAATTTGAATGGATTAAACGGTTCTGCTAGCTGCGCCTCTAGCTGCTTCAGATCCGTCCGCATTTTAACGAGACTGTTTTCGGATGTCTTCTCCTGCAGCTCTCCGACATACTTTTCATGCAACGAATCAAGAGTCCCCATTGGGTCTTTTGATTTGTTAGAACTTACCTCACGCGTCTTTTTCACCTTGAATACGTCAGATGACATTGTTGTTGTTCTTCTCCGAGAGTTCGTAAGTTGTTATTTCGTTCGGCGCGTCGCCAGTCCGAAAAATAACGCAAGGAATGCCAGGCCCAGAAGAATGGCTGGACCCGAATCGTACTTGACTAGAACGTCACCATCAAACCCTTCCTTCTTACCTGCCTTCAAAGCCGCCTCTTCCGCCGCTTCCTTCTTCTTGCGCGCCTCTTCGCTCTTGTCAAACCCGTTCTTCCACTGGGCGTATTCTTTAACAGCCGCTGCCTCACGCGCTGCCTGGTTATCGGCTTCTCGGCATCCACGCAGATTGAATTCCAGAGAGGGCGTAATGAAACGTGTCTCTTCGCCACTATCTGCACCCGTGACAACATTTGTGATACTGCACGTGTAGGCCTTACACTTCGGGACACCATCAAGAACCATTCCGTTCATGATTTTCAGAGGATTCAGAGCCGCAATATCACCACCAGCACCAGGAATCAGACCATCAAACCCACTGCCCTGGACTGCATTTGCAAAACTGTCTCCCAGGATCCCTGCTGCATCGTCCATTCCAAGCTTGTTATTCACCCACGTGTAACGCTGCACGAGTCCTCCACCTGGAGCTTTGCATAGACCACCCGTATCGCGGAAAAATTGATTTCCTGTCTTTGGTCCTCGAATGAGCCGATCTGTATATGTTCGAATAGCGCCAACGTTAGTAAAAATCTGGTCAATATCGCCTCGGTCACCGACATTCAAACTTTTAGGAGACTGGATGGTCTGGAGGTAATCAAAGGACGGACCCAAGACAACATCCATACCCGAATTGACAGCTTTGATCGGATTGTCGTTGGCGGCCGCAATTGAATCTTGGATACCGCTCCACATTATTCTTTTGGGGTAGAAGCAAATTTTGCGAGCTGTTCTTTATACGAATTGTTTGTCATGATACACGGACGCTGACGTCCCATCGTATCCACAACTCGGTCTAACGGAACCCTGAACTTTCTTGCTGTGTATGCAGCCGCCAGCGTTGCAGAGCGGTTCATGCCAGCGTGACAATGCACAAACACGTTTCGACACCCGGGATCCTGGAGAAACCTGTCCATCGCCTGTTCAAACTGTTGATAGTGCGAAGCTATGATAGGGTACCCTTCAATATCGGGAGCATCTAGGCACACATAGTTTGTTCCTATATACTTCTTTGCCCACAGGGGACACGCGCTCTCATCCGCACAATTGATGATGTGTGTAATACCTCTCACGGCTACAAAGATAGGGTTCAGATAAAAGCCGGCACCAACCATTATCCGACTGAACGGAGTTGCTGACGGATCACTAATAAACCCACGAGATGACGAACGGTACTTGCGCAAGATATTCTCAATCTCAGCCATGTTGTTTCTTTACGATAGAATTGTTAGACCCATTTTTACTTAGACTTCGCGAACCACGAAGGGCAGCACTTCTTCACTTCTGCAAGCGCAACAACCGCGATCTTACCCGCCTCCGCCTTCACGAGCTTGACAACCTCCACCACGTAAGGCAGCGTCACATCGCACCATCCAGCAAGATCGGTCTTCTGTTGTTCGGATAGCGGGGAGTCGCGGATCGCCTTCTTGACCTCCTCCACAATGAATTTCGCCTTGTCCTCATCCGACCGATCAGCGAGGATCTCAACCTCCGCGATCGTCTTCAGAACATACTTCAGCAGATCGGACTTGTTAGTGAAATCTACGACGGCAGCCTTGACAGCCTCGGTCGCGGAAGGCGCCGGAGCCGGAGCCGGAGCGGGGACAGGCTCGGGCACAGGGACTACAGCAGCATCTGAGGGGATTGTTACGGGCTCCGACATGTTTTATACTTAAATACGAGACAATGTCTCTAAGCACTATTTACGCAGCCGCAACCTCCTCCTCCGCTACCGCCTCCGCCTCCGCGTCCTGACCACCGCGGTGCTTCTTGCCGTGCTTGACCTTGACAGGCTTGCCGTTCTTGATCGTCCAGCGGTGTCCAGTCTTCTTCTCCCACTTGCGGAGAGTGCCCTTCTTCTTCGCCAGAGCCGACTTGCGGGCCGAAACAATCCGTCCGTACTTGTTGTACTTGAGGTGCTTCTTGGTCAGACCACCGGGCGTGTGGTGGGCGAGTCCGTGCATAACCGAGGCGCGAGAACCAACCGCGCGCATGTGAGCTCCTCCTGTAGCAATTTCGTCAGCCATTTATACTCTATCTTACAAATTATTGCTTGATTGAGGTAGCTACATCTTGGTCGGACAGAATCACCTCGTGAGGCAGAACGAGGTAGAGCACGCTGCTGAAAAACGCAGACATACGGTTGTCCAAAACAATGCTCCGGATCTTGTCATTGCTTGCAAGGGTAGAGAGGAGGCGGGACAAAAGAGCGGATTTCTCCAGCGTCTTCCGAGCACTCTTGACTTCTACGCGGCATGATGCACCATCCCAGTGACACAGAGATGACGTCTTGCAATCAGCGGCTCCCTGACCACGGCACGGCTTCCGGAGTTTCTTGTAAAACCCTGGGATATCTGTGGCCGACGAGACATGGACAGCATCGCCAAACCAGTCGGCTAGCTCCTCCCGCAGCTTGTCTAGATTGTGCTTGGGATCCGCCAGAAGATCGCGAAGAGTCCCATATGTTGGGTCTTGGAGATCGCGAGATAGTTGGTAAAGTAGAAAATCAAACACTTCAGCTTCATAGGTAACAGCGCGCGAGGCTTTCACAGACTCCGAGTCAGGAACGACGCTCACGAGAGTATCTTCGTTCTCGGAACTCACCGTTTGAATGATTTCTCCTGGCGTGCTGTCAGGGACACCTGACCCCCCACTGACAGGAACACGCAGACCAGACCGAGTAATCAGTTCAACTTCCTCCTTGTTGATGTTTGTGAGTTCATGACCATACTCATACCCCGGATGAATCTCAGCTAGCTGGGAGAGGTAAGCAATCATCTTGTACTTTTCGGGGTAGTCTGAAGAACGCACATCAGCGTATCCTTTCAGACGAGGACCATAAATCATCCCTGCAGGTGGGATCTGGGATGTGGGGCGAAACGGCACAATAATCTGTCCGGGAATCATGAATGCTTGTGCGCGCTCGTAGGGGTCTAGGATCACGCGGATATCCCCAGGCGACTTGCGCAGTGTTTCCTGGATGAATGCGTCTGCATTCTCAATTGTTGGGATTACTCCCTGACCACATGCCGTCTCTCGCACCTCTTCTAGTCGCTCACGTACCTTCTTGTCGAAGGGTGGTTGAGCGATGTTGGCATTATACACCGGCTTCCGCTTGCTATGTGATACGTGGCACAGGTAATCTGCTGATCCGTTCGGATACACGACAACAGCTACAGCCCGGTCCCGGCGGAGAATGGTGTTGGTGTTCATGAAACATTCGGTTGTGGGAGGTCCCTCGGGATTCACAAACAGAATGTACGCCCAGCACTCTGATACATGGCAGGCATACTCAAGCTCCTGTAGCGCCGAGAGAGTTCCTTCATCAAATGCCTTGTCAATCGATGCAACACGAGCTGCTACCTTGTCCGAGTGTCCCTCGATGGTATGAGCAATATCTTCGCGGTTCCACGAACGAAAGAACGAGCACCGAATCGTCGCTTCAGGGTTCTTAAGCGGTCCTTCAATCGTGATTGGCTTTTTGGGGTTCAGGACTTCGGGGAGCGTGGTAGCCGCATGTCCCATCCCTACGCGGAAAAACCCAGCACGGTTGGACTGAATGCGATCCTTGGCGTCTTTGAATACTTTGTAATCCACAGAAATACCTGTCGCGCGCAGGATATCAGGAGGAATGTATGCCAGACGCTTCTCGGATGGGTTCTTTGAGAGACCGAGGATATAGAAGGCTTCTACAGATGTCATATCCGTCTTCTCCTTCAGCTTCTTCTGCGGTGTCGCATAACAGCAGGGGATTTGCTTTCCGTTCTTTTTGGACTTGTAGGCAATCAGACCTGCATAGACGTGCTTACCATTTCGCTGGAGTACGGGGTACTCGGTAATTGACTGGGTAGCCTCTTCGGCCGGATCGCTGGACCGAATCTTTCCGTGGCAGACCGGGCACTTTCCCCCTGCTTCATCCAGCTGATCTTTGGTCAGAGGGATACGATCTTCGGTACACCAGTACTCTGGACAAATCACTAGACCATCGGGATCTGTGACTTCCTGCGCACGATCTTCGGGCGGGGCATACGGCGTCCCCTTCAGTTCGGTCGCGCGGTCCTTAGGGAGGATGATGGGTTGCTTGTGCTTCTCGCACTTTTGCAGGATAGCTGGATCGTCGGGGTCATAGGTGTCAGGGTCAAAACCACGGAGCTCAGTGATAATATAGTTTTTGAGGGTGGTGGTGACACCGGTAGCCTTGATGGTCTTGGCCTTCTTTGGTGCTGCTTCGGGAGCAGCGGCTGGAGCTACGACACGCGGACCGCCAGTGAGAGCAGCAGCAGCGGCAAAGATATCGTCGTCGTCATCATCATCGACCTTGGCAACCGCCTTTTCTGCCCGCACAGGGACTGGAGCCACTACGGCTTCTACCGTCTCTCGTCGCTGCGGACAGACCTCATCCAGCTTCTCGATGTTAGGGTGCATCAGGATATGACGGAGAGAACTAGCATACACAGAAAGACGCTCTACATCGTTCGCGTGAGTCAGGAGAGTGTTCTTGGCAGTGAGATGGAACTGGGGCATATTCGTCATCTTGCGGTCCAGGAGTTCGGGATGCAAACTGATTTCTGCCTTGACCCTTGCCAGGATAGCGGCTGCTTCCTTTTCGGGTGTCCCGGGGATACGGTCTATCACATCGGCAAGAGTAGGATTAGGCATATCAGTCAGCAACTGAACAATCGCGAGTTCATCGGCGGTCATTCCGATATCATTGGTCTGGTCTGCGCGGAGGAAGTTGAACTTCAGCTTTTCGGGATCGGACATCTCAAAGAGTCCGCGAAGACAATCTAGTCGGCGGAGATCCGCTTCGGCTAGTTCAGAGGCGTACCGAAGCTCTACCGTAGTATCCTGGACAACCCAGCGCTCGTCAGCATAATCTAGAGGATCCACGAAGGTTGCGAGACCGTCGATGGAGAGGAGGAACTCTTTTGCCGTCTTCTGAAGATCGGGAGCCTTGAATGTTCCGTCCTCTCCGTGACGCGCACAGCTGACAATTAGTTCGGTAGAGGTCATAGTTACACGATCAAACGACTCACGTGCATCTCCGCGGTAAAACACGAGAGCAGGCTTGCTCTTGTTTGGCTTGGTCTTCAGCCACCAGTGTGCCCACAGACGCAGATCTAGAAAGGGTTTTTTACGCGAATCATCTGTAAAAAACTTGTGACGCGCCTGTTCTAGACGGCTAGTGAAAAGGCTTACCACGGGTGTGTCTTCACTGACTGTTGTTCCGTAAAAGATCTGCTCAAACTTGTTGCGGACGGATCCCCCAACCCGAGTCTTTACGAGCGGAAGCTTCCAGCGAATGGACTGCACCGAGGATGCGTCTGGACGAGGAGCTCCCAGATCGGAAATGACGCGCACGATATTGTCCTGCGTCTCCGTCTGCCTCAGGATTTCAGAGCTAACCAGAACAGGAGTCGCAGATGAATAGCGGGGGAAATAGACGAGCTGACGCTTGGAAGGCATTCCCTCGGTGATGGGTACGACGTGGAAATGAACAGGATTGGAATGGAGAGTCTTAAACAGCATTTTTTGATCAACAGCGACGAGAGCAGAAGGAGGAAGGTACTCGGGATCTTCTGCATTGTTGAGTGGAAGAACCCATGAGCGATCTTCGGGAAGACCTAGGATACGGTACTCCTTGAATGACTCTTTGACAGCGGGATCAATCGCCATCCAGTCTGTTTTCGTGATCTCTCCCTGAAACGAGAGCGGGGGCTGGCGGAGAGTATTATACTGCTCCAGCGCCTTACGTATCGGCTTACCCTCGGCCGACATACGCAGAAAAAGATTCTCCCATCGACGAGAGTCGGCGGCATAGTAATCCCCTGGAAACTCCTCTTGGACATAAATGCGCAGGCGGTCAGGGTGCAGTCCTGCAATCTTTCCAATTTTGGTCTTGACGGTTTCAATGGTGTCATCTGTAAAGAATGTCATGGCCAACGAAAATTCATCTGGCCTTTCGACTTGCAGAGTTACCTCCTCTGACATTATTTCCTATCGTGTAAAATTAATGCAACAATCTATCAAGGGAAAGGGACCAGCCGTAGATTCAAGTATGCTACTCTCATCAAACCGCAAGGCTATTCTTCGTGGCTCGGAAAGGAGCTATGCGACAGATCCTAAAAAGATGCTCGTTAAGACTACCGAGCAGCTTCAGGATCGGAAACAGTCTGAACAGGCGTGTTCAGACATCTCTACATTGACAAAGGGTCCTACAACGGACTGTCAGTAATCTTCATCCCGCAGTAATCTACGGGGCTCTTGGCATAATT